CAAAGCAGAACAAGGTGACAGTCGAGTCGGTGCCTGCGTCGGTCCACTCGGGTGGCCACCCGGCGATAAAGCCACGGAACACGTCGTAGGTAGTGCTTGCGTGGGTGGCGCGTATACGGATTTGGCGTCGCGGAAGTAAGTTGCCGTAGTACGGTCCTGTCGTGTTGAACGGGTCAAAGCGTCGATCACGATTAGACAGGGTTACCGTTGCAGAACCGTCAGCCTGCAAAGTCCAGTCGTCGGGGATGCCTCGGGAGATGTCCATACCGCGCACATAGGCGGTCACATCAGTCCAAGTGGGCGACACCACATACGGGCCGTCTGTAAACGCAATCTCAACAACAGCGACGGGGTACGGCATTAGCGTCTACCGCTTCGGCGTTGCCACTGGCGCAGAGCAGCGTCGACGTATTGTCCGATGGCTTGGCGGTCACCGACTACGCCCATCATGTTGATTTGCACTTGTGCGTTCTCAGGGTTACGACCCGGCAACCTAAAGCCTGGCAAAGTGGAAAGGGTCGGAGCCTGTGGGACGCCGAAGCCTTGAATTGGGCTACCAGTCAACTGACCAGTAGCGCGGATAAAAGCGTTACCAGTTGCGTAATCAGTAATAGTGGCACCAACGTTGAAGTATTTGCTAAGAGTGTTGAACTTCATGATTAGGTCGTTTAAGGCTCGACCAGCAGCGTTGAGTTGGCCGTTGTTGCCATACAGCAAATTAGTAAGAATGTACTTTAACTCGGCAAAGGCTCCAGCAACGCCGTCCTTACCGAACGCGTCCGCAATCTGGATGCCGTACTCCGCTAGGCGCTTCAGGTACGGCAAAAGTGCAGCACCTAGCGACTCCTTTAATTCGTCAACTGTGATACGGAACCGAGCCATCGTGCCCTCAAAAGTTTCAGCGTTAGCCAAAGCCGACCCGCTAAACCGCTTTTCAAGATCCTTCTGGATGTCGTTGAAAGACATTGCCTTGAGTTGGGCTTTGTCGTAGCCAAGACCAAGACGAGTAATTGCCGTATTAGATCCGTCAAAACTTTTGGACAGGGCTTCAACGATTTGCTTTAGGGGCTTACCGGTCGCCGCAGACACATTGAGCGCCAAATTAAGCAAACGCTGAGCCTTGTCAAAGTCACGAGTCGAGCGAATAATACGGGCATACGCAGGACGCAACTCATCATCGGCCACACCGACAGCGCGCTGGGTCACGTCAATGTAATCCTCAACCGACGCAATCTGGGCATCCGTAGCCTTAGTAGACGCACGAATAGACAGCGCTAACTGCTTCTGGGCTTTCTCATCGTCGGCAGCCATACGAGCAAACCCGACAAGAGCCTGCCCAGCCTGAAACGCAGCTGCACCCAACGCAGCAAAAGCCGCAGCGCCAGCCAAAGCGCCAGCCTTGAGAACGAACTTGACCTTATCGCTAGCGGTCTCAAGTTGCTTGAACGACTTGATGGCTTTTTGGATGCCCTCGCCCGCAAACGTAGTAATGATTGGGATTTTGATAGCCATCAGATTTCTTTCTCGACTTGCTTCATAACCTTGCGGATCAGTTTCTCGGTTTCGGCTAACACGGTTTCGGCGTGGCGCTCATAAGCCTTCCACAAAAAACGACCCGGTGTGCCGTAACGCTGATTCAACGCGCGCACCATCTCTTTACCCTTTTCGGTGGGTACAGGACCACTACCCGACATTTCAATCGCAAGAGCGTCGGCTGCGGTCCACTTGATACCAAACGAAGCAAGGTCAGACACATAAGCGTTGTATTTGCGTGGTTTCTTACCGGACACGAATGGTTTGATAGCCCGGTCAGACTTTGCGTTGTTCCACGGGAAAATTGGTGCCACTCGACGGGCTTTCCACGAGTAAGCCATACCAGACAGCGGTGGCTCCGTAGGTGTGCTAGCGCGAGCCTCCTGCACGACCGTAGACACAATCTGGGCGTAATCCTTAGTTACCTGCCGACGCGCCTTTTTGTCAATGCTGTTGAGAGCACGCAACGCTTCTTTCACTCCGACCATCTCAAGCTGGGTTTCGATTGCGTTAGGCATCTAGCCCTCCTTCATGTCTTCGGCTGCCTTTAGCACTGTCGCCAGTGTGTCTAGGTCAAATGGTATGTCAGGAGGCCAATACCCTGTGCGAAGTAGCAAAGACGCTAGTCCGTAGTTGTATGTGCCTCGGTCGTAGGGTTTACAGGTTCGTTGTCCACCACTTCAATGTTCTCGAGACGCTTCACGTATTCGTCAAAGACGATGGGTACTGAAATGCTGTTTTGTTTACAGCACTCCCACGCCATAAACGCTAGGTCCTCGACTCCGATGCCTTCGCCCAGCTGTGACGCCTTGCGCTTGAACTTGCGTTCCCAAGCCACAATCACGCCAAGGTTGGTCGTGACGGTGTAGTGCTGGTCACGCTCGGTGACTTGCAATGTCAGTTTCATAGTTTCTCCCTATGTGTTGGATCAGGTGATGTCGCGTGCCCAAGTGCCGCCGACCCAGTTTGCGGTCACGGTTGCCATCTCACCCACGGTGGAGTTGATAGGCGTAAACGACGCAAGCATTGCGTTGGTGATTGTGTACTCAGGGTTAGACGCCGACTCGGTCGTGCCCGATGGGCTGATGACGAGTGTGGTGGTACCGAGACCGACCATCGCTGCAAGTGCTGTTTCCACTTCCGACGTGGCACCTGTGCCACCGTACGACAAGAAGAAAGTGATGCTCACGTCAACCGACTGAAGACCCGGTGCGAACTTGTGGCCCGTGTCGCCGAAGGCTGTGATCTCGAGCGAGTCGGAGCCGATGGTGAGTGTGCACTGGTTCGCTTGGTCAGACAAGTCATAGGTGGTGGCACCTTGAGTGATGTTGATGGTCGCGTTGGACAGGAAAGTTGTAGTTGCCATGGTTAGCTCCTTTTTACAGCAATGGCTACGGATAGGTCATACGTCGGTAGGTCTTGCCCGCCGACACTCGCTAGACCGGGTCGTAGATCAGTAACCGCGATGGTGCTGTTCATGATTTGGTCTGCGATTTGCATGAGATAGTCGCCCGCATCTTGGTTGCCCGGGGGTGGGGCCAAGACGCGTAGGCGCAGCTCAATGTCACCCACGTTGTATGTAAACGCGGTGACAGTGGGCAATTCAATAAGAACGGAAAGCGGGCGGGCGTTACGCGGGTCAGTAATCGGCACAAGACCCAAAGCCGTAAGGGCGGTTTTGCAGGCCGTTACAGCGTCATACAGGATGCCCGACGATGACATTACGCAACCTGCGCTCTGCCACAGCCAAGAAGCTGCATGATGCGACCCAACGTGGCCGACGGTGAAGCACCGATAGCCATCGAGTCAAAAGACGCAAACGAGTCTACCGAACCGCGCTCGCGGTAAAGCGTTGCGGCATACATCACGGTTCCGAGTTTGACGTCGGCGCTAGGCACCGTAGTCATCGAGTCGATGTAGCCAGCCTCACGGCGTTTGCGGTAGCACCAAGCGTTGCTGGCGTTTACACAAACACCGACGAACGCTGTGTCGTTAGCAGTGGCAACGTCAATGCCGAGCCATGAAGTGACATCGGCTGCAACAATCCACGACACCGACTGCGTGTAGGTCAAAGTCCCAGACTCGGCCTCGTATGCAACGTCGGCTCCGCTGTTTACATAGATGACTTGGTTTTGGCGTGGGATGTCATAGTCAAAGACCAGATAACCCTCGTCGTCCACGCCGTCTAGGTAAAACGGTTCGGTTGAGATAACTGTGGCTGTGGCGTTGAAACCAGTAAGAGCAACAGCTGCAACCGTGACGGAGTCGCCCGGCTGAACCTCGGCGTCGGTAAGGGTCTGGACAGCCGCGTAGTTGTCTACGCGTCGCACATGCGTGATGGTGCTTACTGCCATCTCAGAGCCTTTCCCGAACTACCCGTGGATCAGACGAGAACGCCCTTGACGAACTTGCTCGAGTCAATCATGAGTGCGGCGAAGTAGCCACGGAACGCAATTGTGCGAGACAAGGTTGAAGGCGAGTCAATGCTGATTGCACCCTTTTGCTGCTCAAACAGTTCGTAACCGGATGCGTCACCGACGATAAATGTGTCGTTTGCAAAGTTGCGGTCTACAACGACCTGAAGGCCAAATGCGTTGCCGTTTGCTTGTCCCGGTGCAAGGTTGCCGAATGCGTTCATTGGGCCCACCTGTGGGAACAACGGACGGTCTGCGGTGTCTGAAAGCGACAACAGGCCTTGCCAGATGGATGGTGCAAGGAACAAGTGGGTTGGCAGGTTGCCGTTTGACGAAGTCAAAATCGTGGAAGCTGCGCCTGCAATCCAACTTGCCCAATAAGACGGATCAGCGTATGACGCGCCAGCAAAGTTGCTCGTCACTGTTGCGCCTGAGGCCAATTGGTCTGCTGCGTAGTTGTCGGTGGCGTTTGCGTAGATACGGCCCATGTCATCAAGCACAACGCTCAAGATTGCTGGGTCCGACCAGTCAATGTCGGCTTCCGAGATGTTTACATAACCACCGAAGATTTGCTTGGTCACTTGGTTGTTAAACACCACGAGTGTGCCACCTGTTGGTGACTGCTCAGCAATGGATGCACCGATGCTGGTGTGTGTGGTCACCTCTGGACGGATAAACACCTTGCCACCTGCGGGCATTGCACGTACACCAACTGCGTCCACAACTGGACGACGGCCGATGAAGTTGTTGTAAACAGGCGACACGATTGGTGTAGGAAGAACACCGGGTGTGTCGGTTGTGACGATGTCTGGTGCACCTGCGCGAATTGCTTCGGACATTGCACGCCACTGGTCGCCACCTGCGACTGCTGCAGCGATGTATTCAACTGCGGTTGGCATTTTTACTTCACGCTTCGCAGCTGCGAAAACGATGGGGGCTGTTGGAACGATTTCAGCCGAAGCCTCAACCGCTGGGGTTTCTTGTGACATGGTTTCCTCCTCAGGAATGTCATTTGGGTTGGGTTCGACAGCGTCTTCCTCTTCAGGTTGAGACGCAGCGATCTCTGTGATCACAGCATCCGCAAAAGCGGGCTGTGCCACAAGACTGATTTCGACAAGGTTGGCCTTAGTAACGACCATGGTGCCGTTCTTGTCATACTTGAACTTGACCGGTACTGCACCGACCGAAACAGAGTCATACGCGCCAGCCTTGACCAACTCAATGGCTTCGTCGGCGGCGCGGGTCTTAGCGAACTTGGCTGTAAACAACAGGCCCTCATCGGCTTCGACAATCTCGGTGACAACACCACGCAGCTGCGTCATGTCGTGACCTTCAAGCAACTTAGGTGCTTTGGCATTTACGTCAAAAGCACCCTTACGGAAAAGCACCGATTCACCGCTCGACACTGTCGCAGGAGTGTCCCAAGGTACAGCCACACCTGTAATGGTTCGGGGGCTGTCCTCACCTGCGGCAGCGTCAAGCGTGATGGGCACAGAAACAAACTCAATCATTAGCGTCCTCCATTGAACGGTCACGGGAGTCTTCGGCTACGCCTGCGTAGTCCTCCATGTTGAACTCGACATAACGACCACGCGGCAAGACGTTGTCACCCGATAAGGTTTGCTCGATGCAGTCAAGGTAGATGCGAGCACCGAAGAGATACAGGTCTTGACGAGCCTGTTCGGCGTTCTGGTATGTCATCGACGCACCTTCGGTCGGGGCCGAGACAAGGTACGCGGGAATGTTGCACAGGCGAGCCATCTCGAGCGCCTGATACTTGCGTTGGTCAGAAATGACTTCTTGCGGGTTCTGCTTGTATTCACGGAACTCAACCTGACGGGACAAGGCTCCGATGGCGTTCTGTTTACGGGCGTTAGCCCAAGCCGACGCAAGAGAACCAAGGTCCTCACCGCTTAGGTCTTCGCCGTCAATCTGTTGCAAGTAACCCGGCACTGTTTCCAGCTGGGCGTAACGGTCCGCTGCCTGATCCAAGTAAATGCTCGTGTTGATAGCGCGTGCGCCAATCTTCAAGATGCCTTCGATCGGGCTGATGAACTGAATGACGTTGTTTACGTCTATCGGTTGCCCGTTGAACTCAAGCTCGTCAGATGGGCCGTAAAACTGCGGATAACCAG